TAAAGTTCTTTGCGTCCGCCGCCGGAAAATTGAGCACCGAGCCAAAGGTAATTAGAAACATAAGCCCGAATATCACCCAGTCTTTTTTTGATTCGATTTGTTGTTTGATAATGTCTGCCATCTTGATCCTTTTAAAAGGCGGGCAACCACGCCCGCCTTTTTATAAGTTAAGGCTACACCTTGTTATTTATACATGCCTGATGCAAAATTAATTGTCCCTGCCGTTGTTGCGCCAAGCAAAAGCAGCACGGGGCTGTCCTTCTGTCCCGCAAACACCGCCACGTCAGAATTATGTGACACAGTGGCGCTCTGCACCGGTATGGTTGCAACATGCTCCATCCTGTAGACCTGCCAGGTCGAATCAATCGCCCCGTCAAGTGTGCCATGACACAGTATAGTGTCCGCATCGGCTGCAAGCACGGTCTCAATATACACAGTGCTTCCGCTCGCGTTCTGGATCAGCACAATATCGTTTGCCCGGAAGTCGGTCCGCGACCCTGACGCTATCCCTATTGTCTGGGCTCCTGCCGCGCACTCACTGTCAACCTGGGCGCTGTCGCCCGCCACGTTGATATCGGCTTTGTCAAAGATAAAGCAGTTATTAGAAGCAGCAGTGCCGTCCGACGTTAAGCTGATGGATGTTATAACCACCTGGCTATTATTATCACCGGCAATCACGGCATAAGCCGTAGTTGAAAACGCAAGGTTTGAGGCAGGATGATTCAATAAGCTACTTTTGTCGATTATGTCCCCGCCGAACGACGTCTGCCAGGCGTTCTTTGAAAACAGCGAATCCAGGGCAGCCGCAGGGGCAATAAACGCAAAAAGCGCCATGAGAAAGGTTATTAATGCAATTAGGCTCACTCTTTTTTTCATGATCAACCCTCCTGAATATTGGTTGTTGTTATTGTTTTTAAAAATTACAGTTTAATTAATAGTTATGGTTGTTGAATTTATACTGTTGGCACTCCGCTCATCTCGGCAAAGTATTTCTCGTGATCTACGTTAAACCCGACCCTGAACTCCGCCCTGAACGCCGTCTGATTGAAGCTGAAATAAGGCTCCGCGAACGGGTTTGCCATCACTGTAATGCCCATGCGACTCCCCGCGTATCCGTGCCGCCTGAAGTCCCCGGCCACCAGCCGTGTCTCATTGCCGCCATCGCCCAGGTTGCTAGGCACATTGCCGTCCCTGTAATATGGCCGTCCCCAGATCACAGGGACTGATCCGTCCTCGCGTGGAGACTTGTACACATACTGGCCGTCATCGTCCTTGACTTTCATGAGCAGTTGCTCCGCGTATGTGTTGCCGATTATTTGCACCTGGCTCTTTGAGTCCTGATGCAATGGCGCGAATATAAGGTCGATCAAATCGTCATAATTAAATTGCGCCCCAGCCGCCAGCACGTTTGTGCTTACCTTGCCGTGTATTCCGGTTATCGGGTCTGTTGTGCTGCCCGCTCCGTTCAGACACGCAGAGTCCCACGCATCGCCAAGGGCCTCGGCAAAGAGGCTGCGCAGAATCGAGTCGACCATCGGGTCTGAATCGTCCAGGAGCTGATTGCTGAGAACCACTTTGACCGCGCATACATAGGCTGTAATGGCCATCTGTCCCAGTGTGATGTTGCTGAGTATCTTTTCTCCGGAGCTCTGATGTGTTCCGTCCACGCTCACGCCCAGCGTGCTTGTAGCCTCCGGTATCCAGTATGCTGTCAGCCCTCCTGTCAAGGATGGAAAGGTAATCTGTTTTGTCCGCATCGGCACTTGTCTGCACAAGCCGGGCACAACACTGTATTTTTCGGCAGCAACGTTGATCAGTTCCCGGCTCTCCTCGGTCGGCACAAGATACCCTCCGGCAGATCCCGTGCCTTCATACAAATCTTTTTTCATAGCGCCCGACAACCCCTCCATCTCATAATCCGCCGACCTCAGTATGAGCTGCTCAGGCTTTACATGTTTGAGGTTGCCGCCGATATTTTCCCTGAATCCTCCGCATGCCCGCCTGATATCGCCCAGGAACTGCGAAAATGTTACTTTTTCGTCTTTAACCATCTCCTGGGGCAGCTCCCCTATAATGACGTGCCGTTTTTCGAGGGGCTTGAGATGTTTTTCCAGGGATGCGTCAATATATTTTTTATATGTCTCTTCGTTAAAAGCCTCGCCAACCGCCTTTTCAACTATTGCAATGATTTCTTTTTGCTCCATAATTGTCTGTCCTCCGTTAAGATCTTAATGCCCGCTATCAGGGGCTGTTTAATCAACTTGTCCCAAATGGTACTTGATCGTGTCGCCGACATTCCGGTCTATGACCCCCTGGACAATGTCGGCAATTGTCATTGTCAACTCGTCAGGGTCCAGCTCTAGGGTTTTTGTTTCGCTTATATCCGTGTCAGGGTTAAATGGTTGCCCGCCGTCGGCCTGGCGGGTATCAGGGTTCTCTGCCTCATCAGCATCAGGCGTCCTAACCGCCTCGCTGATCGTTTTAAGGGTTTCTTCTATGGCGTCCAGCCTCTCATTCAGTGTCCTGCTTTCCGCGTCTCTATCCTCAACGAGCTTCTCCAGCTCGTCCAAGCGCTTTTCGATCTCCAGTCGTTTATCGTTCAGGGCGATTGATTCTTGATCTTTGTTTGTTGTTTCATCCTCGATCGCCTTATCATTTCTCTCCAGAGGTATATCCAGCCTATTAAACTCATTGTCTGAGATAATGCCCTTGGCTTTAGCAGCCACCAAAGCATTCGGGTTGCTTGGCACAGTACACGCGCTTATTTCCCACAACTCCTGCTCTAAAAAATCATATCCTCTCTGGCCCTTATTCCCTCGATCGACAATTTCAAAACGCTTGGGCATAAATCCGACTGAAAAGCTTCGCAAATAACCGCCCTTGTATAGCCGGTAGATTGTGTCAGCAAAATCATAGTCATCTTTTGTCGCGAATTTAGGACGGAACATCAGCCTGCCATTTTCAACCTTTACCTCTGTTGCCCTGGCAACAGGAGGATCGCTGTATTTATGAGCCCAGGTGACAACCGGATTTTTTAAAAAATTATCCAGGTCCCATCCTGCACTCATGATCCTGTCATTATCCCTGTCCAGGTCTTCTGTAGACGCAACCGCTAAAAATGATCGTTCTTCTTCATTGATTTCCTTGATCTCAAAAGGAATTGCCTTAATCTGTTTTTGCATTTTAATGTCCTCCTCTCCCCGGTCCTTACTCCATGCTATTCCGCCCGTACTACCGGCAATATCGTGCATCTGCAATTGATATCCTCTTCCGGCAGCCCTATGCTTCCGGGTGCCGGGCCTCTGCCGTCCCCAACCTCAAAGTCCTGGCCCAGCGGTATAACGCCGTCCCCCGCATACCTTGCCTCTGCCTGCTGATGCGTCTCCCGCGCATCAGCTCCAGCAAGCCAGCCCTTGGCCTCCACAACCCCGGACTGCCTGTATCCCTCCAGGCTGCCGAAGTTTGCAGTTGAATTAATCTCCGTCTGAGCTATCCTCAAAGACCTTACCTTGTCGGCATTTTCAAAAACCTTCCTTATCCTGGCTGCTAATTGCTGCATGCTTTCGCCCGCCTCAAGCCCGGCTTCCAGCTCTTTCCGGATCATGTCATGCGTGGTTTTATTAACGTCCTTAAGCTTGATCACTGTTCCCTTCAAATGCTCCAGAGCCTGAGATGTAAGCAGGTCAAACACAATATCGCTCGCTCCCACGTCAGCCAGCGCAAGCTCCCCTGCGTCGATCAGCGCCGCCTTGATGTACGGGCCTGACCCGTCGGTCAAACTCTCGTTAGCGGTAGCCATATCAAAAGATATATCATCAACCTGGTCCTTGTGTTCCTCCAGCCATTTGCGCACCCTCTTAATTGACATGCCCGCCGTAACGCCTTCAATCCTTCGATAATTGGCATCGAGGTTTGCCAGCACTTCCTTTTCTTGCTTGTCAAAAAACTTCCTCAAAAAAGGCCGGTAAGCCCTCACCCTCGCAGCCACTCGCCGCTCATGTGCCCGCCTGAAATTCTCCCTGGCGTCCTTGTTTTCCAAGAGGGCCTTTAGTCTGTCTGCTCCCCGCGCCACGCTCTTTCCTTCCCTCACAATATTCAGCTCGTCGCCCCACTGGATCTCGTTAATCTGGATAAAAGGCTTATTCCCCCAGGGCACCGGGTCTTTCCCTTCCTTGGCCCGCTCTTCGTTAATGGTCGTAAACTTGTTTTTAAGGTTGCTTTCACGCTCCTTTAAATCGTATTCAAGGTCCCTGGGAATACAGCTCACGTGCTCGGCATAAATCCCGGCATCGTAGTGGCTTAAAACCTCGTTTGTTATGACCTCTTCAAACAAGTCCAGCCTCGGGGAAATACACTCGCTGTTAAATGTGATGTCGATCGCAAGCCCGTTTGCCCTGTTCACATCCTTCACGCTCCCCAGTTTCCCCTCTGGTATCCCATACGCCTCGAGGATGTCCTCTTTCGTCCATTTCGCCAGGCTTGCAAACTCAAAATCCTTTGCCGTTGTCCCGAATGGGACAGCCTTTAGCCCCTGGTCCAAAATAGCGGGCTCCCATGAGCTTTCAACTCCCTGGTGTGCCTGCTTCCAGCCGAGCAGCAATCTTTTTGCGTCCTCTTTGTCCAGTTTTTGATCTGTCGTCAGAGTAACGTCCGGCCTTGCCGAATTTTGGAAAAACCGCCGCTGATAAATCCTGATAGCCTGGTCCGTATCATATGCGAACGCCATTGCCTGTATGGGAGATGCCCCCTCGAACAAATAAAAAGGGTGCGGGTACCTGAAATAAACAACCTCCTCCGGCTTAAAAACAACTGACCCGCCCTTCCCGGCAAAAAACTCGTAGCCCAGCAACTCGTTCCCGGCATCGGACATCACAAACCTGGTAAACTGCCCGATAGGCAAAGGCCACAGCTCAGCAGGTCTGCCCAGGCCGTTAAAGACTTTAAGCCACATCGCCATCCCCGTAAGGTCAAGGTGCATGATTGTGACGGCCTTCAGCAGCCTTCCCGTCATATACGGATTAGGCTTTTTCATCAGGTCTATAAACGGGTGTCTCTTGATCTCCTCGTTTTTGCTTTCCCTTGTTTTATAAATTCGCATTGGCACGCTTATGCAGCGCCGGTAAATCAGTGACACACATTTATATACATGGTTCTGGTAAGCCTCGAGCTGCTTTTGCTTATTGCCCAGGTTGCTGAATCCCATAAATCCGCCGGATGTAAGCCCGCCAAGCCCGGAAGGCATTTTAAAATATCCAAACTGCCCCATGACCCTGGTGAAAGCATTGCTCCAGTAACGTTTTGATATTATGCTCATGCCGCCTCCCTGTCCTGAGCCTGTTCCTCTTGTAGTATCCCTGACAATGTAAATATGTTGGGTAAGTAGACATCAGCCCTTGATTTGTACCATGCCAGGGCCAGCGCGATCGCCGCATCTCCATGCCGCTTGAGATCCGAGTCTTTTGAGTCCTGTTCTTTAACTTTCGGCAGCTTGATCACTCCGTTTATCAGCTCCAGCATGCGGATATCGTTTTTAATGTCGGCATCCCTGGGCAGGTCCATCATCTGGTCGACAAACGCGTCCTGAAAGCTGCCCATGTTTTCCCGGTACCAGGAGTCATTTAACGATATTTCCTCAATCAGGGGCCTCCCGTACCTGTCTGCCGTATATTCAGCAATGGTCTGGCCGTTGCCTGTCGCGTCCATCGCGCCGCCCTTGAATTTCGGCAAATGATCAATGATGTACCAGATAATCTGTTCCTGTTGCCTGGTAGGCACATTGTGCATCTCTATTACAAACGGGCATTTGCGCCTGAGATCCTGCTCGATTGACAGTGGTGCAAATATGGCAAAGTCACATGTGCGCGCGTAGTCAGACCCGAAAACATGCTCTCTCGCCGGGTCCAGTTTTTCCACGAGCGGTTTTAAATTGATCCTCATCCACTCGTCACACCATGACTTGCGATAGCCCTCTCCCTTGAGCACAAAAATGCTGTCAAGGCTGAGCCGCAAAACAGGCCTGGCCTCTTTCATGCACTCCTCGATCAATATGCCTGGGATCGCAACGCCCGAGCCTTCCCTGGGAACAGCATCCAGCTCTTCCAGCATCGCCGCCCTGTTCGCGCCATATGCCCCCCTGATGCGCTGGTACCATTCTTTTTTACCCTCTTTAGTAGGCTCCCAGCCCTTTATCATGCAGACCCGTTCATACAGCCCGTTTGCGACCGCGTCGTCGAACGTCACGCGATAAACTTTGAAGGCAAAAAGCCCTGCCCTGGAATCGTGTATCAACTGATTAAAAGCGTTTTTTGCCCCGTTATGCGTGCTTATGATCCTTATCTTGCCGCCCCATATGATAAGGGCCGTGGCCGCGTCAATAACCGCCTGCACGTTCCTGTGAAAAGCGGCTTCGTCAATATTGACTATCCCCTGAAGCCCGCGAATATTGGCCGGGCTGCTCGATAGCGCTACAATCTGAAAGCCGGACGCGAACCTGATTCTGTAGGCAGTAATATTTTTTGATGTCCCGTCAGACTGCTGGTCTTCAAACAGGAACACCTCGACACCCTGCCAGCCGTCCGCCATTGCCAAAGCCATCACCCTGGCCATGTGAGCGCAATACCCTATGTATTCCAGGCCTTTCTCCTTTGTGTCGGGGATGTAATAGACATTATCTCCGCCCGCTTCTCTCCTGCTTGCGGCTGTGATTGTATCGTCTTTGGCAGTGGCGTATGTCAGGCCTGTCCGCCTGCCCTTTTCTCCAATGGCCAAATCGTTTTCGTGTATGAACTTAATCCAGTCCCTTTGATGCTTCATAAGTATGCCGTCGGACAATGAGCCCTCTTCGGAAAGCTCTCTCACGCTCGCCGGGAGCTCTTCCCAGCTTAATATGCGCTCAACATCTCCTGGTAAGTTGGTCACTATTTAACCCCTAAGACTTTCTGTCTCCAGAACTCTGCCTGTTCCGTGTTGAAGCCCTTTTCCGCAGCCGCCGCCTCAACCGCCTCCGCAGCATCCTCCAGGGCCTTTGCCCTGATCTGTTCTTCCATGTCCGTCTGCCATTTTTTCTGCCGCACCGCCGCCTGTGCCAGCTTCGCTACCATCTGACCAATACGCGGCAGGCTTTTCTCGTCCGCCTCCAGCTCAACCAGCAGCTCAAAGGTCTTTGTCTGCACCAGCCTGATAATCGCGTCATTCATCGCGCCTGCGTCATCTTCCGAGGCCTCCGCGATCGCCTTTGCCTGGTCGGTCGCGACCTTCAGCGCGCGCAGCTTGTCCTCGAATTTTTTACCGTACCTGTGCACCGATGACCGGCTGATCTCATAACCGTTTTCCGCGAGCCATTCCGCGAGGTTCGCATAGCCTGCAAAACCCCCCTGTATCAGCCTTTTTTCCAGCTCCTGGCGGATCTCCTCAGGCAGCAATTCCACGCTTGAGCGTTGCATCGTATCAACCCCCCCAGTATTTAGGCGGCCTTACAATACCCGGCAGGCATTCGATCGTGTATTCCACCACATCGACACCATAGTGAGTCAGCTCCGCGCTCCAGCACGCCGTGTCCCGCCCGGTCAATTTGACAAGTTTGCGGTCTTCAAGGTAATCCAGTTCCCGCCTCAAGCCCTGCGGTGACACCGGCATATCATCCCCGCATACAGTTGACATCAGCAGGTCTTCACTCACCATATACGGACGCCCGACGTTAAGGGTCTGAAGTATTCTCCACCTTAAAACCTCAATCCTTTTTTTCTCAATGTCGCTCATCTGAGCCCCCTTTATCACCCACAATCTTATGCACAAACTGCCATATCGCATCGATCTTTTGCTCGATCTGGCTGAAGCTCCTTATCCAGTCCTCGCGCCGTACATACTCCTTCGGCAAAGCTTCCTTTAAATCGCTGATCTGGGTTTGCAGTTTGTCGTGCCGGTCGTTCTGCGCCGCGATGCCCGCCTTGATGTCGCGCAGGTAAAATATTGCCCCGGTCAGCAATGCTGTTACGGCACAGCCCACAATTATCAATGCGATCTGTATAGTCATGGCTTTATTCCCTGGTTGATGTGTTATTGTTTGTTTTTCTCGACCTTATGCCCGATGCCCAAAACCCCGAAAGCCCCGATAATCTTTGTGATCCCTGTTTCCGTCTGGCCGTCCGAAATGTCCACGATGCCCAGTATTATCATGCCGATAACCGCCGCCCATGTTTTCCATCCTTTCATCATTGCCGTGTCCTCCTTTTACCTTTTAAATGTTTAAGTGGCCGGGCAATCCTCCAGGCGATCACTCGGCCAATTAACCATTCAGCCTTTATCAAAATACGATTCGGGCGTCTTTAGGAGGTTACTTAATGCGTCGATCTCTCCCAGTGTCGGCTCGCCTTTATCCGCCAGCTCGTCTATTATCCTTCTGATGGCAGGCGCTCCGTACTCTTTTAATGCCGCTATAATGTTTAAAATTAAAGAGAGTTTTTTGGCATCCATGATATTTCATCTCCTTCCGGCTCGATTAAGGTTAAATACCCGGCAAGCACATCCCGCGCCGCGTTCATCGCGTCAACCGCCGCCAGCAGTGCGATATGCGCATCTTTCATCTCTCCTTCCTGCGCGCGGATCTCCGCTACCTTGTATATCCTGAGCGCCTGCTGGGCCGCTGTGATCGCATCGCGGTATCTGGTCGCCAGCGTGACGATGCTTTCCTTTTGCTCTTCGGTCATAAGCCCTTTGGCATACTGGTCTGCGGCAAACGTCAGCAGCGTGTCATACGTGATCGCCGCCGTGTAAATAACATCATACGCGCTGCCCTCCTTGGTTGTAGCGCAGCCCTGCCCCACAATAAGGCACACGGCAACGGCAAACGCTATAGCCACCGCCAGCAGCCAGTCGCCTCTTTTCATTGTGTTTCCCATCATAACGGCCTCCTTTTTACTTGAGTAAATAAACATACTTGCCCTTTTCCCTCTTCCAGACTTGCGGGGCCTGCCTCCGGTCGACATGATACCCGACAGGCAGCAGTTTCTTGCGCCAGCGCCAGTCATAATAAACCCCGATACCCGTAAACCCTGATCGAAGCACAACCATTGTCTGCACGCGGGGAGAAACATCGGTCTCGAAATGCCAGTCAACCGCGTCACAGCAGTCGCTTACCACATAATGCCTTGATCCGTCGCTATGCCCTGTTGGCTCAACACAAACACACCCTCGAAGCCCGAACTTGTTATGCGTTATAATCTTCCAGCCCGTTAACTCCCTGAGCTGCTCCAGCCCTAAAACAGTCAAGGCGTCCATATGCTTCCACGAGCCCGAATACCCTGGATCATCAAACTCATCGGGAGTAAAATGCCTAATCTCGCTCCAGTCTAACGCGTCAGCCCTAGCACCCCTAACCATCTGATAGCCCCTTCGTATAGTTTACCCAGCTTGGCCGCGCTGGATTTGGACAATCCAAAATCCCTCAGTCTGCAATACACATGCAGCGGGTTCATGTAATGCTGCAATTTAGACCTTGACCTCATTGCCTGCCCTCAGAGGAGGGTTGTCAAACAGACACTTTCTCTTCCTGTGTTCAGGAGCATAAACAGTCCCGCAAAAGGTTTTGTGCCACGCGTTGCACTTGCATGCACAAAATTGCCTGTCAACAAGGCTTTCGTCAGTTTTCAGTTCAGGCTTACAATGCATTCCAGGTAACACCCTTCCGGCAAAAATATTATAAAACCGTCATAAGCACCCATCTGCACCCCAAAATAAAAAGGCCGATCCCTCCACGTTTTGTGGAAGAATCGGCCCGGTTATTCCGATACCGAAGTGGCTTTATTTCAGCCTTTCCCAGGCTTGCATGACCGCTACTGTTTTACAGTTAGCATTTATATGGCCAAGACTTACAGCAAGGGCTTGTATTTATTTGCTATTCCGGCTTATAGTTCTTGTTTTCGCTGCAATTAACCAGTTTGCCGTTTTGATATGTAAGCACAACTTCACCAAAAAATCGTTCACGCTTCAATCTTCTAGCAAATTTCTGCAACCATAACAAGTCTTTTTGACTTTCAATTATCTTTCTCTCAGCCGTTCCCAGGTTTCCTGTTCCCATTGATTATCTCTCTTTTAACGAATATTTAACGGACTTCCCCGGTAGATTGCACAAGCACAATTCGGCTTTCAGGTATGACAGTTTCAATATTGTTTTGCCTGCCAATAATCACAATATAGCCGTCCCGAACATCAACCAGCGTGACATCGTAATATATCTGCTGACCCATTAAATGAGGCTGGTGCTCAAGCACAACATTCACACGATACCCGATCATCTCCTCAAGCGGCCCATTCCCCTGGGCAAAACAAACACCTGCGCCGCCGATTAAAACGACCACACAAATAAATATAATCGCTGTTTTTTTCATATTAAACCCCCCTTAAAGCAGGTCCAAACATATCACCATTTATAAGGCGGCTTTTTTGTTATACAACGCCTTTCAATATAAAGCCCTTTCCCCTCAATAAGTTTGCCGTCCTCTCCCTTTTTCAGGCTCCTGACCGGCGCAATGACTATCTCGGCCCAGCCCTTGCCAACATCTTTAACCGTAATCGCGGCCTTTTGTATAATAATTCCAATAATAGGGGCTTTACGGCTCGGTGTCTCAACAACCCAGCAGGTCTCGCTCTTGATCCAGCCGGTATATTCCTTTTTTCTGAATAGCATTTTCACCCTTTCATTATCCCGAATAACGACATCTGTCCGTTAATCTCAAGTTTCCGCCTCTCAACATACTCCGGCGTAATATCATCCAGAATACGCTTCATCTGACAAACCCCCTTATCATTTACCAGGCGGTTTATCAATTCTTCCATTTTATCAATACCCACCTGGTCATAATTATAACACTCCTGCACAATGTAAACCGGACATGCCTTGTCATCGTTCAACAAGCACATAGAACATTGCCTGTCCAGTATCTCGCCTGATGAACCATTTGGGAAATATGCCATAAAATTATTCCTTCATTAAATATCCGATGTTGAATGTTCAACATTGGGTGTTCCCTGGGCCTTACTACCAATCTGCCCAACAAGACTGTCAATCTTATGCCTGTCAGCAAACTCCCTGGCCGTCAGGATCTTTTCTCCCCGCTCCCTGCTCCCCGCTCCCCGCTCCCCGCTCCCCGCTCCCTGCTCCCTCCGCCTCTCCTCTCTTTCCTCTTCTTCCCTGGCCGTCATCCCCTCGGCGGAGATCCGCTCAGCCCTGTCGATCAGAATCTTTTTAAGGTAGTTATGATTCTTGAAACCATGCTTTTCAGCGTCACAGACGGCCTTAAACGCCTCGACAATGCGTGACTTGTCCGTCCTGTACCTCTTACCCTCATAACCGAACTCGCAACGCTCCCAAAGCCCTGACAGCTCTTTTAGCAGGCGCACGCGCTTCGTCAGCGACACCGCCCCATGCAAAGACCCCCTGAATGACATTATATACTCTTCCGCCAGGGGAAAAGCACTCCCGAATTTTGCGGCCAGCACAACCAGGTCCCTGAGCCCGGCCTCATGTGCGGCCTGCTCCATTGTGAACCTGGATTCGCATATCGGGCATGTAATTTTAGTCATTAAATATCTCCTTGACCTGGTAACACAAAACAACAAGCCAGCATGCGCACTCCAAAGGTCCAAGCCATTGCCAGCTGTCGTTTATCGCCAAAATTACCGTCTCCATTTATCCCCCCCTAATAAAGCCGCGCCCATTGTTCGTCTTCACCGGGCTTTTCAGGCTTAACCCCTTCCGTAGCAAGATAAACAGAGCTGTATCGGTCCACAACGATCAGCGGCCTGCTTTCCGCTTCCAGCGCCGCGATCTTCCTCTCCGCGTTGTCTATCCGCGTCCAGAAGGCATACCCGACCACAACCCAGGTAAAGATCAGAGCCGCTACGCAATAAGACAGTATGGTTTCTTTTAGTGTCATTTTTCAGAGCCCTTTAATCCTTTAATCCGTTGATAATTGAGTCCACCAGCATTTTTTCCACATGCTGGATGAACAATGCCGCGGCAGCGTTATAATCCCCTCCTGATACGACATCGCTGATATTGGGTGCCTGCCGTACAACCGGTGCTGATACGACAACGGGTGAGGTCAGGAGCTTTTTGCCCTTTTTGGCGTTATGAGTGTTCTGATACTCGCGCCTGCATGCTTTGCACTGGTTCGTGTGCCCGTCTTTGCAGACCTTGTTTCTGGGAAAATCATCCAGGCATTTTTCCTTCCCGCAATTTATGCAAACTTTTTTCTCTGTCATGGCATTGCTCTCTTTTCTGTAACTCCCGTCCGGGCGGGGTTTCAGACGCTTTAAGGTTTCAGTTTTTATTATTTGCCCCTTTTCCTTCAAGATATTTTTACCTTGAGGACAGTCTAGACATTCCAGAAAATTATACTGGCCGAGGCCGGGCATTCTTTTTTTAACCTGTCTGTCAATACAGGCCCGCTTTTTCATCCGAACGCTGAAACGTTCGCATTTAAAAAAATCCGGGCCTTCCAGTATTTCTTGAACGCCTAGCTCCACCTATTCCCTCTCATCATAAAAATGAGCATAAGATCTCTCGCGGATCTGATACTCCGCGTTTACTTCATCAAAAAGATCCGGATATTTTCGTTCAAACCATTCCTGGTCTCTCACCCAGTCCAGATAATTTGACGGGACCGAAGCCACATCCTGCCCTTTATATTTACCAAACTCAAAAACTCCCATGTTCTTAGGCCTTCCTGATTTCTTCGATTTTTGATAGTGGCGCAACTCCCTGCGCGATCCGCTTCCCTTCCTCTGTCAGCGGCGGCAACTCGACAGGTTTTTCAGTGGCTGGCCTTCTGCCCTTTGCTGCCATGATTTTAAACTTTCTGGTTTTCTTCCTTCCTGCTCTCTTGCCCATAATCAATTCTCCAAAGACGCAACAATGCTCTGCATCTCAATCATTTTGGCCTTCATCGCCTCGAGCGTTGCGTCATATCGTTTCTTTGGTATTAAGACGCTGCCGTATTTTGCGCCTATCCGTCTCAACCCATCGGCGTAGAGCTCTGGGTCTTCCGTCATTTTCCGTAAAAACGCGTCCACCACCTCAATCGGCGTTGCCGTCCTGTGAGCTGGCTTTGCGCTTGCCTCTTCTGTCTTGTCCACCAGGTCGTCAAACTCAAAAGACAATTGCGTCACCATGTCCACCATCGCGCTCTGTTTTCCCCTGGACGCCTTCACAAGCCCGGTCAGCCCCCGCTTGCGGAACGTCGCGTAAAATTCCGCCGCCTCTGCGTCATCAGCGGCAACCCAGTATCCGCCGTCTGTTCCGGCCTTTGACAGTATCGGTATATTGTGCTCAAAAAGCAGGTGATTATGCATATGCCGTATATCCCTCATCCAGCCTTTTAGGTTCGAGTCTGCATAAACCCCGGCAGATTCAAGAGCGTATGCCCGCGCCAGGTGCTCCGAGCTGATCTTGTTTTCCTTGCCCACATGATCAACCCATATAATCCCCAAAAACGCGTTTTCTTCGCGTGTCATAGGGGTCTTGACATGCGCGCCTTCTTCGTTTATGCCAAGCTCTTTTCTGTTCATCTATGCCCCGGAATTTAAATATTTTTCCAAGACGGCAAGCAGCTTTTTCAACCTGACCGCCTCATTACACCATTCAAGCCGGTCAACCCCACATATCGATCGCACAAACCCCCTCTCATGCCGCACAAAGCCGTTGTTAACCGCCTCATCTAACAACCCCTTAGCCTTATCCTTGAGCGATCGCGTTTGAATATTGCTCCCTGCTCCCTGCTCCTTGCTCCCTGCTCCACGCATGGAGGCCCATCCCTTGGACCTGAAATATAAAAGCAGGTCGTCAAGCTCTCTGTTACTAAGTTCTGCAGCGCTGACGACCCTGAACTCATTAAATAAAATGCTCCTGTAGTCGTCATCATCAATACATAATTCCTTCTTGGCAATATGCACCTTGGCCAGCAGCGCCCGCCTGTATTCGTTCTTGACCCGCACTTTTGCTTTTGCCGTCATCCCAGCAGAAACCTTTCGGCCTCCTGTAATGTTGCAATGCTCAAATCTGTTTTGTGCTGTTCCTGTATCATTATGGCAACACGCAACAGGTTTGTGATATAACGGTACCGCCCCTGGCCCTTGGCCCGTGAATACAAAAAATCTATGGAATCCTTATCAAGCCCAGGACAGTTGCTCTCCGCTATCGCCTGGACATCTTTTTTTATAATGGAAAACCTGTCCCTCTTCATCGCGATCCTGGAATATATCTGGTCAAACAGATACGCCTTTCCATTTGTGCCGCGCATCTGTTCATAAAGCCGTTCCTGGCCAACATATACAACGCCTATCCCCGCGCAGTCGTGCAGCTTTCTTACCAGCTCAAACGCCTCCCAGTTTAAAAAATGTGCATCGTCTATAATGAGCAGCCTGTTGCTGTTCTTGAGCCTTTCGATCAGGGCCTGTAAATACTCGCTCACGCTGCACTTGCGGCCCACGCCGCCCACCTGCTCGATCACCCTGCGTAAAATCTGCGAGGGTGTCTTGGTAGTCACATCAGCCGTCACAAATATGGTTGCC